CGGCGACGGGTCGCGAGGAGTGTCCCGACGGGTACATCTTCGATGAAGACCTGAACGCCTGCCGCCTCGACACACGCGGCGGCACAACGACAGCGCCAGATGCACCAGCAGCGCCCGGTGTTCCCGGCGCGCAGTATGCGAGGATGGGACTGCTAGACGTGGCCCCAGAGGGCTTGATGGGCTTCCAAGAGCGCTACGGCGCGGGCTTCGGCACACCGTCAGACTTTGGTGCGGCGAACCTTGCTTTCCGACAGCAAGGTGCTATATCTCCAGAATATTATCAGACACCCCCGAAACTGACAGGGTACACATTGCTGGGATGAACGAGGGCAAGACACGGCAGCGACAGGCTCGCGCCGAAAAAGCCGCGGCACTGCTGCGAAACGAACTTTTTGTTGAGGCGTTTGAGTTCCTCGACGAGCAGTTTGTCGACGCTTGGAAGACATCCGGCATCGACGATGAAGAGGCACGCGAGAAGCTATTCCAACTGATGCAGGCACTTAACGCAGTCAAGGGGTACTTCCAGAGCGTTGTCGAGGATGGTAAGCTGGCACAGGCGCAGCTTGACGAATTTAAGCGGTACAGCCGCGTAAACTAGGAGTTTTTTTATGTCCGACAATCCGCAAGGAACCGGCCCGATTTCTTTTAATGATGCAGTTTCTCTTCTGAACACACCCGCACCGGACACCGTGACAGAAGAGCAGGTCGAGGCACAAGAGCCTCAACAGCCTGAGACCGAGGCGTATGAGCCGGAGGCGGAGAACGCAGACGCGACCGTCGAAGAGGATTACGAGGAGGACGATGAGGGCGAAGACGCCTACGAGGCGGATGACGATGACGAGTACGAAGAGGAGCCTGTCCAGACCTACACCGTGAAAGTGGACGGTCAGGAACTAGAGGTAGACCTTGACGAACTTCGGAGTGGTTACTCGCGGCAGCAGGCGTACACTAAGCGTTCGATGGAGTTAGCCGAGCAGCGCAAAGCCTTTGAGGTGGAGCAGGCTGAGACGAAACAACTTCGAGACGCTTACGCGCAGCAACTTGATCAAGTGGCTGCCCAAATCCATCAGGCAACCCATCAGGAACCTGACTGGAGAGCATTGGCCGAGACGATGACCGAACGTGACTTGTTTCTGGCGAAGACCGATTGGGACCAGCAGAAGGAATACCAGAAGCAGGTCGAGGTCGAACGTCAGCGCATTGCGTCGGAGCAATCTCGCGAGCAAGAGCAGAACCTACGCAAGCACTTAGAAGTGCAGCGTGGCGAAATGCTTAACCGCATCCCTGCGTGGCAGGATGAGGACACTCGCGACGCAGAGCGCAAGGAAGTGATTTCCTACGCTCAGAAGCGGATCGGGTTTAGTGAAGAGGAGGTTGCAAACGCATCTGATGCGCGCGCGATCGAACTTCTCTACAAGGCGTGGCGTTGGGACCAGCTTCAAGACAAAGCCCCCGCCGCCAAGAAACGCACCCGCAAAGCACCGAAGATGGCCAAGGCAGGGCGACCAAAGACCAAGCGCGAAGTTGCTACCCGTTCTCAGCGTGATGCCCGAAAGCGCTTTGAAAGCGCCGGAACGGTGGACGCTGCTGTTGAGTATCTAATGGGCCGAAAGTAGCCCGCAAAGAAAGGAAAAGGTTATGACAACCTTCGCAACCGCCGCAGCAATCGGCGAACGTGAACAGCTTGCCGATGTAATTTATCGGATCGATCCCGCAGAAACGCCAATATTTTCAAATGTTAAGAAGGAAACTTCTAACGGCATCTTCACCGAGTGGCAGGTTCAGGAATTGGCATCAGCCAGCACCTCGAACTATCACAACGAAGGTGCAGACACGGCAACCGCTGCGGCCACGCCGACAGCGCGTGTGGGTAACTACCACCAGATCAGCAAGAAGGTTACTTTGCAATAGCCTCACTGGTCCGTAAGGATCAGCAGCAAACCGGGTTAATTGCTGGGAAGCCCTAACGTAAAGCCGAGGGTAATCAGCAGCCAAGCCCCCTAAATCGGGGGAAGGTTCAACGACTAGGCGCAAGCCGTACCGATCAAGCGATTGGGAAATGCCCGGCCCCTCACTAGAGGGTGAAGATATAGTCTCATCTGCGTCGAAAGGCGTAGCAGCCGAAAGGCGGTTTGGGGTTAGCGCCCTCAAGCGAAGGTAAATGATTTGCTACTAGTGGTACACTTGACGCGGTAGACACCGCCGGTCGTGAGCGTGAACACAACTACCAGAAGGTGCTGAAGGCACTGGAACTGCGTCGCGACATCGAAAAGATGATTGGCGACACAGACGTTGCTCGCTCTTCTTCTGAGCCACGCAAGTCGGCGTCGCTGTCTTGCTGGATCACCAACGGCTCTGTTGGTGCTAGTGCTGGTGCTTTCGCCACTGGCGACGGTACTGACGCCATCACAAACGGTGACGACCGCGCACTGACGCTCGCCCTCATTGAGGACGCGCAGCAGGACGCTTGGACCGACGGTGGTAACCCACGCATGATGGTCATGTCGGCCACTAACAAGGCGAACTTCTCGGACCTGTCCGCGACTGGTAACCTTGTCAGCAACGACGTGAACATGACCGCTGCCAAAGAGGTCTCCTATGTCGGCTCGACTTCGGTCTTTATGGGCGACTTCGGTACCGTTGAGGCGACACCGTCTCGTCAGCTTGGGAATGACCGTATCTTCCTGATCGACCCGGACTTCGTGTCACTCTGCACGCTTAACGGTCGTAACTTCCTTGAGGAAGATTTGGCCAAGACTGGCGACGCAACCGACACGCACATCCTGTGCGAGTGGGCGCTCAAGCCAACTGCTCCGAAGGCGCACGCCGCGATCTTCGATCTCAGCGGTTCCTAATCTAGCAAGGGGGCGGCTTCGGCTGCCCCCTTCTCTATGAGGGCAAAATGAAGAGATACCTTTACACCGACCCGCGCACCCGCAAGGAAGTCACCCTGCAACAGAACAGCGACGGGTCTTCTGTTATTGAACAGCGGCAGGAATTTGGCGGCCTGCTGAAACTTAACAAGCAGATGTCGGGTGACTACCAGCCCGGCTCAATGATCGGCAACACGCAGCGTCACATGCAGCATGTGGCGGAAATCCCAAACGTGGTGTACAATCACTTGCTGGAGAAGTTTGGCCCGATGCGCGAAAACCCAAAGGCGTGGAAGGCTTGGCTGAACGACAGTGAAAACCGGGCATTCAGAACGGGCGGCGGACATTTATAATGGCGATTTCGACCTACACCGAATTGAAGACGGCAATAGCCAACTTCCTCGCGCGTGACGATCTGACCAGCGTCATCCCCGACTTTATCCAACTTGCCGAGGCGACGATGTCTCGCGAACTGGAGACACGGTCTCAGGAGAAGCGCGCCACGGCAACGCTGACCAGCGGCGACGAATACATTGCGCTGCCAACAGACTTGCGCGAGGTGCGCGAGGTCAAGCTGAACACGACACCGCTGACGGTCCTGACCTATTACAGCCCGGTCGCGCTGGACAGCAACTTCTCATCTGGCGGCGTCGGCAAGCCAAAGGGCTTCAGCATCATCGGCGACGAGATGAAGATGCGTCCTGTGCCGGACGACAGCTACACCGCCGAGATTATCTATATCGGGTCGATCACGGCGCTGTCCGACAGCAACGCCACAAATAATATCTTGACCCGCTCGCCGGATGCCTACCTATACGGATCACTCGCAGAGGCGTATGCTTACCTGCTTGATGAACAGCGTGCGTCGCAGTATCTGCAACGCTTCAACCTCGCCCTTGAGCAGATCAAGGTCGATGAGCAGCGCGCGCATTACGGCACGGGTTCGCTGCAAATCAGCAGTATTTACGCCCGTCAAAACGCAGCAGTGGAGAGTTAAACAATGTCTGCAATGAGTGATTACTTAGAGAACAAAATCCTAGATCACGTTCTCGGAACAGCGGCTTACACCCACCCATCGACGGTCTACATCGGGCTTTCGACCGGGTCGTTTGCTGACGACAACAGCGGCACCGAACTGAGCGGCAGCAACTACAGCCGTGTGGCGGCTGCGTTTGACGCGGCAGCGTCTGGCACGACCGACAACACCTCGGCGATTGAGTTTGCTGCGGCGACAGGGTCGTGGGGCAGCGTCTCGCACTTTGGTATATTCGATGCGGCGTCAAGCGGGAACTTGCTTATTCACGGCGCGTTTACCACAGCGAAGACAATCGCATCGGGCGACGTTCTGAAAATCGCAGCGGGTGATCTCGACGTTACAGCAGCGTAGGTGCTGTTATGGCGATCACGAAGCCGAACCTAGATCAGCTTACCGGATCGATTGACGCCTTTGTCGGCTCTTTCGATACGGACGCTGATCTGCTTCGTGCGGATTTCACCAAAGAGCCGACTCTTGAAGAACTGGACAGCATTGTCGGCAGCCTCGACAACGCCGACACCTTTGGCGATCTCGACAGCCTCTCGTTCGACTTCTTCTCTGTCGCGGCCAGCGTAACCGGCGCGGCGAGCGTCAACGCGCAAATCCAGTTCAGCGTCCCGTTTGACGGCGCTGCGGCGATTGCAATCACGCAGTCCACAGACGCGCAGCGCGTCCAGCATATGTCCGGTGCCGCCAGCGTTGCGGTCACGACAACGGGCGACGCCAAGCGCGTCCAGTTTGTTGACGGCGCGGCCTCCACTGCGGTCACGGCAACATCTGGGGCTGACCGGCTTCGCGGCTTTGATGCGGCGGTATCTGTTGCCGCCACCACCGCCGCAGCCTTTGGGCGCGTCAGGCCGTTCGACGCATCAGTCACCGGCGCTGCGTCTGTTGCCGCCACCGCAGCGTTTATCGCGCGGATGGATGGAGCCGCAAGCGTCGCAATCACGGTGACATCCGACAGCGACCGCATACGCGGCTTTGACGGTGCCGCCAGCGTCGCTGTGACGGCCACTGGCGCGTGCCTTGCCGTCTTCTTCGATACAGGTAGCGCAAGCGTGTCTGTGGACGCCACAGGCGCTTCTGTGGGCGTTTTCGTCATGTCCGGTTCCGCTGACGCATCAATGTCTGCTACAATGCGCGGCAAGGTGTTGGGCGAGGACTGGTCAGAAGTCGCCGACGGCACAGAGACTTGGACAGATATCGCGGCAGGCTCTGAGGTCTGGTCGCAAGTATCTGTAGGCAGCGAGGTTTGGCACCAGCAATGATACAGTTTGGCGAGTTTCTACCAGATCAGCCCGATTACTCGAACCCCGGCGTCACGAAGGCCGAGAACGTCATCCCTGCGGCTGGCGGTTATCGCAGCCTGCCTGAGTTCGTTGCGTACTCCGGCGCGGCAGACGCGGACATAAACGGCGTGTTTGCGGCTAAAGACAACACCGGCAACGTCAAGCTGTTTGCGGGCGACACAACCAAAATCTATGAGTTCGACAGCAGCGACAGCAGCCTCGACAATATCTCAAAGTCCGGCAACTACACATTGACTGCGCCGGAAGAGCGGTGGCGGTTCGTGCAGTTTGGCACTGACGTGATCGCAGTCGGCGGCATTGGTGTGCCGCCGCAGCGCTACACGCTCGGCACCAGCAGCCTCTTCGCCGATCTGGCTGGCTCACCGCCGGACGCTGACTTCATTGCGGTGGTGCGCGATTTCGTGTGGCTGGGCAACGTAGAGGATGGGTCGGGCAACCGCCTGCCGTACCGCGTCCAGTGGTCGGGCTTCAACGACATCACAAGCTGGACCGCTGGCACTGAGCAGTCCGACTTCCAAGACATACCTGACGCTGGCAACATTACCGGGATGGTCGGCGGTGAATACTGCACGATCCTGATGGAGCGCGCGATTGTCCGCGCCACCTACTCCGGCCCGCCGCTGATCTTTCAGTTCGACAAGGTCGAGACGGCGCGCGGCTGTCAGGTGCCGGGGTCGGTCTGCAACATCGGCCACACTGTCTTCTATCTGAGCGACGACGGCTTCTATGCTTTCGACGGCCAGCGGTCTCAGAACATCGGCGCCGAGAAGGTGGACAAGTTCTTCTTCGACGACTTCAATATCGCGCACAAGGACCGGATGACATCAAGCGTCGACCCGCAGAACCAGATCGCGGTCTGGTCCTATGTGTCGAACAGCAGCATCGACGCCAAGCCCGACAAGCTGCTGATCTACAACTACGCCATCGGGCGCTGGTCCACCGCCAACGTGCAGGCCGGTCTGATTGCGCCGATGTTTACGCCAGCCTACACGCTGGAGCAGCTAGACACGATCAACACCAGCATCGACGCGCTGCCTGCGTCGCTTGACAGTGCGCTGTACAAGGGCGGGCAGTTCCTCTTCGGCGGCGCAGTCGGCAACAAAATACACACCTTCACCGGCGACCCGCTCGCGGCAACCATTGAGACGGCGGAAGCCGGGCTGGCGACCGGCAAGTTCAATATGATCACGCGCGTCTATCCGTATCACGAGGGCGGCAGCGTCACGATGCAGATCGGCACGCGCGGGCTGCACTCCGATACAACGACATTCACGACGGCGCAGTCACCGAACACTGACGGCTTCGCGCCGTTCAGGGCGCAGGGCCGGTATCACCGCGCGCGCATGAACCTGAGCGGGCAGTGGTCATTCGCGCAGGGTATGGACGTCGAGGCGAGGCAGGTGGGCAGGCGATGACGACGCGCGTCAGTAACTTCCGCATCCTCAACCCGATCCTCGCGACAACGCGGGAGGTCGCCGAACTGCTTAACCGCACGATTAACGGCGGGTTGAATAGCTGGGATTATGTGACGCTGTCTGCCAGCGTTACCGAGACAACAAAGACAGACCCGCGCTTCTCAAAGGAAAGCGTGGTGTTTTTTACGGCGATCAACGGATCGCCGGAGCATCATCAGCCGTTTATCAAATCGACCTCCACTGATGGGACGATGAAGATTGGACACAAGAACCACGGCCACGCACAGGAATTCGCCTACCTTATTGTTGGGTGAGTATCGTATGAGTGAACACTGGCAGCGCTGCAAGCGCTACATTGAGGACGCGCTGGAGTATGCTGGCGGGTCGCACACGATAGACGACGTGGCCGTCGCTATAGCCGAGGGGAAAGCCCAGTTCTTTCCTCTGTCAAGGTCTGCTATAGTGACTGAGATAGTCGACTACCCGCAGAAGGCGATGTGCCGGATTTGGCTTGCGGGCGGCGACTTAGACGAATTAATGCAAGCGGAGGTTGCACTCAGTGCGTGGGCCAAGACGCAAGGGTGCGACGGGATGGAGATCATCGGGCGTAGGGGTTGGTCTCGCACATTAAAAGATTACCGCGAAAGCGCGGTGGTACTGATGAAGGATTTTAGTGATGAGTAAAGGCGGCAGCACGACAAGGACGGTGACGAGCCAGACCGGAGCGCCGGAGTACGCGCAGCCGTTTCTGGAGTTTGGTCTTTCTGAGGCCAAAGAGATGTACGGCTCGCCGCAGCAGTTCTACCCCGGCGCGACAACGGTTGGCTTCTCTCCTGAAAGCGAGATGGCACTGGGCGGCTTGCGGCAGCAGGCAATCACCGGCTCGCCCTTCATCGGCGCGGTTCAGGACGTGGTGATGCAGAACCTGACCGGCACAAACCCACTGATGGCGGCGGCGTTCAGGCCAGCCATTGAGGCGGTGCAGGCCGAGGCATCAAAGGCTGGGCGCTACGGCTCAGGCTACCAACAGGCGGCACTGACCCAAGCACTTGCGCCGATGGCGTATCAGGCGCAGCAGACCGCAATCGCACAGGCACCCGGCGCGCGTCAGTTTGGTCAGGCTGACCTTCAGACGCTGGCGCAGGTCGGCGCGGCACGCGAGGCTCAGGATCAGGCAGAACTTGCTGCCAGCATGCAGCGTTTCCAGTTCGAGCAGGAGGCACCTCGCGCGGCTCTGGCGGACTATATGGCAACGGTGGCGGGCGGCACGGTCGGCGGCCAGACAATGCAGCCGGTGTATCGCCAGCCTGCGCTTTCGGCGCTGTCTGGTGCAATGGGCGGCGCGCAGCTTGCCGGAATGATACCGGGTATGGGCGGCGGACTTGGCGCTGGCTTAGGCGCAGTCGCAGGATTGTTGGGGTAAGATATGGCAAACAGAATGACACGGCCTGTGCAGCTTGGGTTTATGTCTCCGGCGCGAGCGAACCAACTGCTGCTTCAGGGCTTCCCGCAGCCAGCAGCCACGGCGCAACGCATCCCGCAGTACACGACGCCGTCTGGCGCTGTGCCGCCAATGGCCCTGTCGCCTTCTCAGCTTTCCGCCGCAAGGTCACAACAGCGTGCGACGGCTGGCCCGATCATGCCACTTGAGCAGGCGGCGATGCGCGGCGCGTCTATCCCGCCCGGCCCACGCCTCGCGCCGCCTGCGCCTCGTCCGATGCAGGCTATCGGCGACGCCTTCCGTCAGCCACTGACATCACCGACAGGCCAAGGTCTCGCGGCGGCAGCGCTGACCGGGCTTGACTACGCTGGCCCTCAGCTTCAGCCCACCTCAATAGGTCAGGGTCTGGCGCGTATGGGCGCGGCTGGTTTGCAGGCGTTTACGCAGGCCAAGCAGGCTGAGGCGGCAGCGGAGCAGGCCAAGTTTGAGCGTGCGTACAAGACTGCTGACTTGCAAATCAAAGCGCAGAAGGCCGCTGGCAGTGGCATGTTCAAAGGGTCTGGCTTCAAGGCTGGCGCATTTAACATGCTCATTGATCTTGCACCGAAGGTTGAGGCTGGCACAGCTACCGCCCCAGAGATGCAGGCGTATTCTCTCGCGTATGGAGAGGCCGCCGCCCCGCGCACGATTAGGTCTTTTGACGACCAAGGCAACGAAACGATTGAAACCATCCCCGGCGCAAACATGTCTCAGTTCCCCAAGCCTCCGGGGTACGTTGAGCCGGAAGTAACAACAAGGCCAAGCCCGGAGACGGTCAAAACATCTAAGTTCGCGTCTCAACTTGGGACGATGGGTATGAGGCTAAATCAATACAGAAACCTTTTGATGGCCGAAACATTTGATCGGAAAGACATGCTTTCTGGGGCGGGTGGCTTTCCAACGGACGAAATGGCTAAGGCATCAACTGTAGCTGAAGTGCTTCGCCTTGACTTGAAAAACCTGTATGAACTTGGCGCTCTGGTGGGCGGTGACTTCCAAATCCTTGACAACCTTTTGACTTCACCAAACTCCGCAAAGGCGGCAAAAGCTGGAAAGACAGCCTTGCTTCTTCAGCTTGACCAGCTTGAGAGAACCGTACAAGACAAGCTAAAAGAAAAAGAGCAGGCGGCTATACCGGGCCTTTATCTTAATCCAGTAGAGATTACGAGCAGGGATCAGTGGGATAGCGTCCCTATTGGCGGATACGCCGTCCTGCCTAACGGCGAAATTGTGTATAAGGAAAGATGATGTCTGACGATCTCTCAAACCTTCCCGGCGCAGTTGTCGTCAAACCCGCTGGAAAATCTGAAAAGCAAAAAAGCGATTGGGACGCGGTTAGCTTTGCCACTGGCGTGGCTCGCTCCATAGGGCAGGGCGTCACCTTCGGCTTCGCTGACGAGGCTGAGGCGTATGTACGCAGCGTCCTTGGCGACGAGACATATGAAGAGGCAAAGAAGGCGACAAGTGCCGAACTTTCAAAGTTTCGCGGCGAGAACCCAATCCTGTCTTTTGGCCTTGAGATCGGCGCAGCAATTATGACGCCGGGCGGGTTATTGAAGGTTGCGTCTAAGGTTCCGGGGCTTGCTAAGGTCGCGCAAAAAGGCATGCAGGCCACAACCCCGATAAGCAGGGCCGCTGCTGGCGGTGCGCTGTACGGTGCCGGTGCCGCTGAGACTGCGGGAGATATACCGGCCTCTATGGCTCTCGGTGCTGGTCTGGGGTATGCGGGCGCTAGGTATGCCCCCGCGATTACAGAAAGCGCAAAGGCGCTGATCAAGCGCGGCATCCCGCTGTCTGTGGGCCAGCGTCTTGGCGGCACTATTGGTATGCTTGAGGAGGGTGCGTCGAGGCTGCCTATTGGGGCGGAGATGATAGGGCCAACAAGATACAAAGCCGTTCAGCAATTTGCCACTGCTTCTTATAATGAGGCTTTTGAGCCTCTGGGGAAAACCATTAAGCGCGGAACAGACCCAAGGGCCGCCGCCACGCAAGCGCAAGAGATATTTAATAAAAGTTACGATGATGCCCTTGAGGGCGTTGACATAGAAGTAACGGATGAAGTTCTTGACAGATTAACGAAGATAATTGAGCCATATAAGGCTAGGGTGTTGCCGCAGCAGGCCGAGCAACTAGAGCAGTTTGCCGTCGATCAGATAATTAGCAGGGCCGTTAATGATAGGCTTACGGGCGCGGCCATAAAGGAAGCCCAGTCCAGCTTGTCGCCGATTGCCGCTGGCTTTTCTCGTTCCACTGACGCCTACCAAAAGGCTCTAGGCGAAGCCTTGAGGGAACTTGACGCGGAACTTTTGGAAATCGTTGCGGCACAGTTCCCCGCAAAGGCGGAAAAGCTGACAAAGGTCAATAAAGCCTACTCAATGTATTATCCAATCCGAGAGGCCGCTGCTTCTGCCACGGATAGTGCATTTACCCCTAATCAACTTTTGTCTGCTGTTCGCAGGCAAGAAAAGAGACTTGGACCAGCCGGACTATCCCGACTTGCACAGGGCGAGGGACGGCTTCAAAAGTTCGCAGAAACTGCGATAGAAGCTATCGGTTCAAAGGTTCCCGAAAGTTCGCCGCTAAGAACATCAACAATGATGCTGATGGGCGGAAGCGGTTATCTTGACCCAGTTTTAACCGGCGTGGGGCTGGGCGTCGGAAAAGGTATTTACACGCCCATCGGTCAAGCCGTCACTGGCGGCTTCACTGTGCCGTCTAAGGTTCCGCTAATGGGCGGCAGGCAGGCTGGAGTAATCCCCACTATAAGCGCAGGCATGCGCTCTTCCGCCCCCGCTGGCCTGCTGGCCGCTGAGGCTGCGCCAATGGTAACCCCGGCGGCGTCTGGCCTGCTCGGCATCCCATCCGCTGAGGCGGGCATGCTGCCCGGCGCAGGTGAGGCGCGCATCCCTGAGCAGGGCGTCGAGTACCGCACCGTCCGCGACCGTCTCGGTAAACCCGTAACGTATGCCGTCACTGAGGGCGGTGCGCGCATGACCCGCGTCACCCCATAGTGCCATAGCCCGCGAGCCGTGATAAACTGCACGCACGATAACGAAGGAACAACCTGATGGCCAAAAACTCGATCCGCGATTACGACGCAACGTCCGGCAACAACACCGACGTGCAGTCGGTAGACATATCCGAAGGCTGCGCCGCGAGCGGGATCAATAACGCGCTGCGGGAAATTATGACCGACCTTAAGCAGGTGAGTACCGGCGCGGTGGCGCTTGAGACGCCAGCGGCAGATCAGCTTAACGTGGACAACATCCGCATCGACGGCAACACCATCAGCAGCACCGACACGAATGGCGACATTACCCTCGACCCGAATGGGACAGGCGACACGATTATTGCGTCGGGCAACGTGGGTATCGCCACTGCGTCCCCTGAAAGTCCATTGCACGTCATTGGCGACGGCAAATTCAAAAGCAGTGGCGAAGTAAAAATAAGGTTCCAAAATGACACAACTGGAACAGGTAGCAGTGATGGCTCTTTTGTTGGCTTGTTTAATGGCAGCGACGGGATGGCGTTCTACAATTATGAAGCCACGCCGATGCGGTTTTTTACAAGCAATGCAGAACGTATGCGTATCGACAGCAGCGGCAACTTGTTGGTGGGCAAGACGGCAAACAACTCAACAGATGTTGGTGCAAACATTCGTGCAGACAAAAGTTTCTTTACGTCTAATGGACAAGAGGCTCTGGTACTGAACCGTAATACGTCCGATGGCACCATTTTAGAACTTAGAAAAGCAAACGGCACTGTGGGAAGTATTGGTTCACATAACGGCGGTGGCATCTATGTTGCTGATAATAACGTAGGTTTTAGGTTTGATGACAACGGAACTGATAATATCCTGCCTTGCAACGGAGCCGGTGCTACGGCTGACAACTCTATAGATTTAGGAGTTGCGTCAGCCCGGTTTGATGACATTTTTGCTACTAACACCAGCATTCAAACATCCGACCAAAACGAAAAGCAGCAGATTGCCAGCCTGACCACTGCTGAAATTACAGCAGCAAAAGCACTAAGCAAATTGTTCAAAACATTCAAGTGGAACAGCGCAGTCGCAGCTAAAGGCGATGCGGCCCGTACACATACCGGCCATATTGCACAAGAGGTGCAGACTGCAATGACAGACGCTGGCTTAGACGCAAGCAACTATGCCTTCTGGTGTTCAAATACGTGGTGGGAAACAAGCACAGATGTTGCGGCTGTTGAGGCTGATGAAGAAGCTGGCATTGAAGCGCAGGACGCTTACACCCGCATCGACACTTACCATACAGCAGACGAAGCACCGGAAGGCGCAACGCAGCGCACACGGCTTGGCATCCGCTACCCTGAGTTGCTGGCGTTTGTCGGCGCAGCTACTGAGCAGCGTCTGGCAGATATTGAAACACGCTTAACGGCACTGGAGAACGCATAATGTCGAAAGATAAAATCGCCGACTACGACGGCACCACCGCCGGGAACAACACCGACATCGGCGGCATCTCCATTGCCGAAGGCATGCTCCCCAGCGCCGTCAATAACTCAATGCGAGAATTGACCAAGCAGCTTGGCGCTTTTGCCAATGGCACGGATGCGATTGACGGCCTCACTGTTGCTGGCAATGTCAGCGTGGACGGCGGCACCATCAAGCTGGACGGTAACTACCCGACAGGCACAGCTAATGTTGCGTTGGGCAACACTGCGCTTGATGATGGTAGCTTGAGTGGTGCGAACAATACGGCAATTGGCTCTGCCGCAATGACTGCTCACACAAGTGGCAATAACAACACTGCTGTAGGCCACGAAGCCCTGACCGCAAGCACAACTGGATTTAGCAACGTGGCTGTGGGGGGTCGTTCACTCGATGCCAATACCACTGGCGCGCAAAATGCTGCGTTGGGCTATCAGGCATTGTCGGCGAATACTACGGCAAACAACAATACAGGCGTTGGCTATAACGCACTTACGTTAAACACTACTGGCGCAGCAAACACCGCTGTGGGGTACACTGCTTTTGCTGCTAACACTACAGCAAGTGGTGGCGTGGCAATTGGCAATCGTGCGATGGATGCCAACACAACAGGCGATTATAATGTCGGCATAGGCCACGATGCGTTAGGTGCAAATACAACAGGAACTTTGAATACTGCTGTAGGTGCAACAGCTTTGGATGCTTGCACTGAAGCCATCCATAGCGCGGCTTTTGGTTATGCGGCACTTGGGGGTGTGACTACCGGAAGTTACAACAGTGCCTTCGGTGTCGATGCCGGTAAAAGAATTACCACAGGTACTGTCAATTCCTTTTTTGGCAAGGGTGCTGGTGAATTTATTACTACCGGCTCCAAGAACACCATCATCGGTAGCTACAACGGAAACAATGGTCAGTACGATTTTCGCACAGCTAGCAATCATATATTCTTGTCAGATGGCGATGGCGTTGTTCGTCTTTATCTCAGCGATAGTGGCACACTTGTAGTCCCACAAACATACAGTGATACCACCGGAAGCGGTGCCAATTTGCAGGTTGATTCAAACGGAATATTTAGACGCTCCACATCATCCCGCCGCTATAAGAACACCATAACCGACGCCACTCACGGCTTGACTGAACTGCTTGCACTGCGTCCTGTGACTTACAAGGGCAACAATGACGGGGACGCTGTATTCGGCGGCTTGATTGCTGAAGAGGTACACGATGCTGGCCTGACAGAGTTTGTTACCTACAACGATGACGATGAGCCGGATGCGTTGGCTTACGGCAATATGGTGTCGTTGTGCATCAAAGCTATTCAAGAACAGCAAGCAACAATCACAGCACTTGAGGCTCGTATAGCTACACTGGAGGCAGAATAATGGCACGAACAGCAGAAGAACTCGCACAAGACTACACAGCTATGGGCCACAGCGTTGACCTTATCAATGCAGTAATTGCTGGAGAGCAGATGGCTGATTATAGTGCTGCTGCCCGTCAGGATACAGTTGACCGCAATGTCGAGCATCTCGAACTGATGGTGGCAAAGGATGACTGGGGCAGTGAAGGCATGACTGCGGTCAATGCCGCCATCACTGCTGGCAAGGGATACACAGCAAGCTAATGCCAGAAGAGCAGAAAATCTTTGTTGATGTTGCGGCGGGTACAGGCACCGCCGCTGCGATGATGGATATGGCACCGAACGCCGTGGCTCTGATCACTGGCGTCTGGGTGCTAATCCGCATCTGGGAAACTGAGACGGTGAAGCGACTGACGGGGCGCAGTTGATGTGGAGATTGTCCACGCCTTTGTCCTGACGGTATGGATCGGCCTCAATGACGACAAGAGGAAGGTCAGCGACGATATGTTTTTCGAGAGCGTGGACCGCTGCGTCTACTTCGCAAAGCGGCTCCACGCGCAAGGCCAAAACGTGACAGCGGTGTGCCTGCCAGTTAAGGTGGGTCCAGAGCAGGAGATTTACAAGTGATACAGGTTCCGATGATCGATGTTATCCAGACCGCGTTGCTAGTCGTTGCAATCGTGATGCTGGCGAGGCGGTAATGATCGATCCCATTTCAGCTTTCAGCATGATCAGCAGCGCCGCTGGGGCCATCAGTGGTTCGATCAAGGCGGGCAAAGACCTGTCGTCACTTTCGGGTCCGATCTCGCGCTATGCGAAGGCTGAGGCGGAACTGAACTTCGGCGCGGCGCGGAAGAAGAAAAGCATCTTCAGCAAGATGAGCGGCGCAGAGCAGTCAGGCATCGATGAGTTTTTCCGCAAGGAGGAACTTGACAATCTGCGTAAAGAGATGCGGTCGATCTTCCAACTGTACGGCAAGCCCGGCGCGTGGGAACGGCTGCAAGCTGAGATCGCACGACAGCGTCAGATGCAGAAAGATGAACTGGAACGCCGCGCCAAAGTGCGCGACGCAATCATTCTGTGGACCGTGCTGCCAGCGATCCTGATTGCCGGTGCTGGCATTCTCTACTTTTTTGTGACGTTCCTCAAAAATCAGTAACGTGCCGCCATCCGCCACAACGACGGGGCTTCAAGGCGAGTACATAGCGCTGGCCGCAATCCTTGATCTTGGATGGAAGGCGGGGCATGCGCCGATGGACGGGGTCGATGTGGTCGCGTGGCACGACAACGACTTCATGCGGGTGCAAGTCAAGAGCGCCCGGCTACGGAAGCAGCGAGATCGCGGCGCGCTGACCTACCACCACCAGCTTGGGTCGGGCCGCGATAAGAAGACCAGACCCGATCAGCGTGTGTATGATATCCTCGCCCGCGTCGCCATTGATCAGCGGCGCGTGTTTTTTTCTGCGGCGTGTGGCATAAATAAGTTATCAGAGCGGCGCAGCCCGGAGTTTTACGCCCGGCCTGATCTTGAAGAGGACAGTTGGCAGCGCGCCGTCGCAATCGTTATGGAGACGAGAAATGGATAAACTGATTGAAATGATCAAGCACCACGAGGGTGTGCGTCACAAGCCTTATTACGACACGGCCACGCCGCCGAAGCTAACCATTGGCGTGGGGCGCAACTTAGACGACAATGGCCTGAGCGATGACGAGATCGATTATCTGCTGGCGAATGATCTGAAGCGCTGTCAGGCGGAGGCAGAGACGTACCCGTGGTTCAGCGACCTGAATGAGCCGCGAAAAGCCTGCATCATTGGGCTGCTCTTTAATCTCGGCAAACCGCGTTGGGATAAATTCGTCAAGGCTCAGGCTAGGCTGGCAGAAGGGGCGTACACCGAATGCGCCGCAGAATTGCTCGACAGCCGCTGGGCCAAGCAGGTCGGAAAACGCGCTGAGGACACCGCCGCGATGATGATTAGCGGGGAGTGGATGTGATCTTGTGGGATATGCACAACCGCACCACCGAAGAGCAGGCGAGGAAAAATCGCAATGAGTAAGACGCTGCTTGAGTACAAAATAATCCCGCGTTTTATGATGCTGGCGTTCACGCTGATGGCGTGGAATGTGTGCGATTGGTTTATGGGGCTGGGCGTTGAGGCGACGACGCAGCAGACCGCCTTCGTCTCAACCATCGTCGGCGCTGCCACTGGTGCGTTCGCGATCTGGATGGGACACGAAAGCAAATGAAGTGGCTGCTGTTATTGTTGGTGATGGAGGCGGACGGGCAGATCACGTCGCACGTCCTGTCGGCGCATGACACGATGGCCGAGTGCCACGTCGCCGGGACGTATATCAACTGGGAAGAGCGCATGCCCGTGAACAAGGACATGCTTTGTTTTGCAACGGATATGAAATTTGAGGTGATGGAATAATGCTGGCAATACTTGGAAAGATACTAGGATCGGAAGCGGTTATCTCGAAGGGGATGGACCTGATCGATGACATGCACACCAGCGACGCAGAAGGGGTCGCAGCCAAGAGCAAGGCGAAGACTGACCTTCTCGCGGCTTACCAGCCCTTCAAGCTGGCGCAGCGATACATCGCACTGATGTTCACGGCGATGTTCCTGTTCATTATGGCGAACGGCGTCGTCGGCGCACTGTACGGCGTGATCGACATGAGCAACGTCCAAGCCGCAAAGGACTTTGCGTCGGAGATGTGGCTGGGCGAAATCATGCTTGGCATCGTCGGCTTTTACTTCGGCGGCGGTCTGGCTGAGAGCGTAAGGAAGAAATAAAA